CAATGACGGCAATTTGGCAACCGACTGGCGCTGTGCATACTTGCTAGGGCATGTTGGCATTATGCTCGCCCATGGAGATGTAGCCAAGGACAAGCTGACAGGGCTTTTTCCATTTGAGTACAAAAAGATATTCAATATGGCAAAAACATACGAACTTCACTCAGGCCACTTTCATAGCGAGCGGTTTAAAGATGATCGTGGCATTATGTGGCGTCAGCTTGGAACGGCAAAGCCAAATGATCCCTATGAGATTAAGAACGGCTTCACCACAGGCAAACATTTACTGTATGCGTTCGTTTATGACGATGAAAGGCTACGGTGCACTTATGAGCTTAGTTGAGAAATGGAGAGACATCGCTGATTACAAAGGACTGTATCAGATTTCAAGTATAGGTAGAGTGAGGAGTCTTGACCGTATAGACGCGCTTGGACGACTAAGAAAAGGAAAAGTGCTTGCTGACGTTGGAAGTATGGGTGGCTACCGTAAGATTACTTTGCACCGAGACGGAAACTCGAAGCAAAAATATATTCACTGTCTTGTGGCCGAAACTTTTATACCGAACCCAGACGGCCTGCCCGAAATCAACCACAAGGACGAAGACAAGACAAACAACGCGGTGTCTAATCTTGAGTGGTGCTCGCGGTCATATAACATCAACTATGGCACTCGCAACGAGCGCATGGCGAAGGCGAACGAACAGACTATATATGTGGTAAGCGGTTCAGGACACCGCTATTATTTCGGAAGTATCAAGAAAGCGGCTGAACTTCTTGGGTTAAGTAGTGGTGCCGTATCCAGTTGCCTTCACGGCAAACTCAAGCAACACCACGGCTATTTATTCGAGTTGGCGGTGTAAGTCATGTCAGGTATGAAACGTGTTAGCTATGGCTACATTTGCAAAACCGAGCAAAAAATCATTGAAGAGCTATCAAGGGAAGAAACACGTATGCAAGCTGTAATTTACACGAAACCAAAATGTCAGAAATGTCGCCACACAGCGATGAAGCTAAAGCAGGTCATGCCAGTGTCAACCATTACAGCCGATGAGTGTGACATTGAACGGTTCCGGAAACAAGGCTATCGATCGTTTCCCGTTGTAACCGTGTATAAGGCGAATGGCGTACATGACCGCTGGTGTGACTTGCGGGTTGACAAGATCAAACAATACACGGAGGAATAGGCATGCTATTCGATAATATTAAAGGCCAAAGCAGGCAATTGTCTCACCGTCAGTTGCCTCCACCCGCACCAGTGCTACCAAAAATGGAAGGATACCTGCCAACTCGTGCCACTGCAACTAAGAAATACAAAGACAAATTGATCGGGGAAATAAACGCTGCAATTGAAAAGAACATCGGTACTGTGGATCCAATTGATGTGGGTGTTATCAATTACAATGTAGCAGTCATCAACGAAGCGATTGAATCATTGAGGAATGCCGGATGGGATGTTGGATGCATTTATGGCAGCGAGCAAGACCGTGTGGCAATGATTACATTATCTTAGGAGGAATAGACATGCTTAAAGTAGTGAAACGACTGAAAGAACACTTATTAGGTAAAAAAGGAACCGATAAGATAACCGTTACGATTGATGCGAACACCGATCCACTTATGGCCAAACTTGACAAGATCAAGAACGCGGTCGAAAACATCAAGGCTGACGCGACACCGGAAGTTTCACCCACCTTAACTGCGTATGGTCTATGTGATGCTAAGTTACCTGATATCGAAGGTGTTGAACTACCAGATCATGCAGGATTCAGCGAATCATTCATTGCAGATCAAGACGAAGCGCTGAATGACTTTCAGCGAAAGCAGGAGCATTTATTTCAGCGTGCAAGCACTCCGCATATTCGTATCGAATTCGATGACATTAATGATGTGCCACATGTTTGGATTGATGGCAAATATATAAGTAGCTTTCCAGATCACGGGCTAGTTCGTCTCAATCTCGAATGGAATGCTGACAAGGGACACATCAAGCCTAAGCATTACTACATCGAATACCTTAACGGTGAAGACACAAACCCATATCAGTATACAGGTATTGGGCAAACGAATGAAACCAATGAATAGTTCCGCGTATACGGGAGATGCCCATGCCAAGTAAGAAGCTTGCCTTTATAAATGGCAGACCACAATTGGTTGATGCAAATGCTCGTGTTAGATCGGAGGCGGATAGGCAGTACAACCATGTGCGGAATGAGCAGCAGTCGGACTACCTTAAGTTCTATCACAGTAATGAATGGAAGCAGCTGCGTGAGCAGATATTGATTAGAGACAACAGTTTATGCCAACGCTGTGGCCTGCAAGCCTCATTGGTTGATCATATTGTTCCAAGCGAAGATGACTGGGAAGACCGCACGAACGCGGATAATCTGCAGGCTTTATGCAGGGACTGCCACTATTGGAAGACGAGACGTGAGACAACCAAGCGTAAGAAGGGACAGCATCGAGCCATGAAGATTACAGTAATCGTTGGCTATCCAGCAAGTGGCAAGTCAACGTACGTCAAGCGACATCAAGGACAGCATGACCTCGTCTTTGATTACGACCATCTCATGACGGCGTTAACAGGCCTGCCATTACATCAGGGCAATATAGACGCCAATGATTATGTGCAACTAATCTATGAGCTGATACTGAGGAAGCTTAAAGCAGAGCAGACCTTTGACAATGTATGGTTAGTCATGACATATCCAGATGAGAAGCTAGACACGTTGCTTGCCAGTCGAGATGTCGAACACATACTCATCGACACTGACCGAGACACATGCATGCAGAGACTGTCTAAGCAAGGTCGAGATGTGAGTCAACTCATCAAAGCGATGAACAAACTTGATGAATTGAAATCACAAAACAAATTTAAAAAATTCAAAGAAATAAAAATTAAAAACGAATTTTCGAGAATTTATCGGGCGACTTCACGGGCTGGAAACGGCTAGACCCCCCTTCCATTTTTATCGGGGGTTACATTTATTGGAACGGAAGAACGGTCGGCCTGTTTTTTGCACCCCAAATTGTAACGATTTTTAGGGGGTAGGAGGTCAATAAGACCCATTTTATATAGATATTAGGAGGTGAAGTGGGAAATGGCTGGAAAATACAAAGTGTTGCAAATGTCGAAGGGTGATTTGACCAAAGAACGGCAGGAAGCCAAACTACATGCGGAATTGATGGCCAAAGATGGCATTCCAAAACTTCAGGTAACACCGCCTAATCATCTTGACCCAGTCGCAAAACAAGAATACAAGCGAATCATCGAATCTTTGGGGACCTTACCACTTAGAAATCTTGATCGCGCCGAGTTGGAAAATTATTGCACATGGTATTCCGTTTATAAAAACACTTCGGTCAACATGAAGCTGGCTTTGAAGTCAGGTGACCAAAAGAGGTATTACTCGTATATTGCTGTGCTGAATAAGGCCACCGCAAGCATTAAGAGCCTCGCGAGTGATCTAGGGTTGAATGTTAACAGTCGGATGCAAATGAATATGCCTAAGACCGAAGCACAGAAAAATGATTCAATCATTGATACTTTTGGCTGACTGTGATGGAGGTGATGTTGGTTGTCAAAATTTAAGGATCCAATGCCTAATTTCATAAAGCGTGTGCTGGACGGTCGTCTTATTACCTCTAAGGCAGTTAGTCTCGCGGTGAAACGGCATCAGGAAGACTTGAAACGAACAGATTGGCGATGGCATTATGATCCAAATCTAGCGGGAAAGGCAGTTAAATTTATGGAAATTCTGCCGGAACCAAAAAGTGGGAAACCACAACCATTAGCACCGTTTCAGAAATTCATTATTGGCAGTATATATGGCTGGATTGATAAAGATGATTCAAATATAAGGCGATTTACCGATGTGTTCATTTCGATGGCACGAAAAAACGGTAAGTCGCTTTTGATTTCTGGCGTCATTCTTTATGAGTTTCTGTTCGGAAAGAATCCAGCCAACAAACGGCAATTATATACCGCTGCTAATGATCGCAAGCAGGCCGGCATTGTATTCGGAATGGTCAAAGACCGACTACGTGCACTCATGCGGAAAGACCCTGGTATCAAACGAATGGTTAAGATTACGCGAGATGAACTTGTCAATTTAGACGACGGGTCAACAATTCGTTCATTCTCTCGTGATACAGGACTTGTCGATGGCTATGAACCCCACGTTGCAGTGGTTGACGAATATGCCAACGCTAAAACAACAGATATGATTGAAACCCTTGCCTCAGGGCAGGTGTTACTGCCTAGTTATCTGACGTTCATCATTTCAACGGCTGGATTCGACATGAACGTGCCGATGTTTCAACAAAATTATCCGTATGCCAAAAAGGTGTTATCCGGTGAAGAAAAGGCAGAACGCTATTTTGCATTTATTGCTGAACAAGACAACGTACAAGAGGTTGATGACCCCAATTCTTGGATCAAATCGAATCCGCTACTTGACGTTGATACCTTAAACGGCCAAATCAGTGATTATCTGACGACTAAGTTAGCTCAAGCTCGTGCTGATGGCAGTCTAAACGCTAAATTGGTCAAAAACTTCAATATTTGGCGACAGGCTACAGAAGACAGTTATCTAGATTTCGACGCTTGGAAAGCGGCAGAGCTGACCGACAAACCTGATATTCGTGGGCAAAGAGCATGGATTGGCATTGATGTCGGTCGTACAAGCGATCTATTCGCTATTTCTTGGCTAATTCCCCAAGAGGGCTGGTGGTGGCTTGATGGTTATGCATTTGTCGCTTCAAAAGGTGGCATCGATAACAAAATAAAGACGGATCGGATTGACTACTTGGCTGCTGAACAACACGGCGAAGGCGAGATCAGCAGCTTAGAGTCAGGTATCATCGACAACGATCGGGTATATGAATGGCTCGAAGACTTCATTGAACGCAATGACATAGATGTTCAGGGAATCATGTACGACCCTTATCAATTTGGACCAATGCTAACGGCAATTGAGAAGAATCATCCTGAGTGGCCGATGGTACAGGTGCGACAAGGAACGCTGACACTGTCAATGCCAACTAAGCAGTTCCGCGATGATGTTATAGGCGGTCGCATAAAGCATTCAGATAATCGCATTATGCAGGCCGCCGCAATGAACGCGGTTCTAATGTCTGACAACAACGGCGTCCGTATTAACAAGAATAAGTATGCTAACAAAATAGACATGATTGATGCCACGCTTGATGCTTATGCCATCGCTTTTAAGGAAGACTTGGACAACTATTTGGACGACGACCGTGTGTTTAGTGACGACTTTGGCTTTTAGGAGGTGAGAACGTGAATGGAAAACTAGCTAACTTTTTCAGAATTCTTGGCGCAAATATGGCTGGAATTGCCACTGTTTTAGGCTTCATTTTAGCTGGATATGGGGCTTTTTTGATCAATAGGCCTACTGGATTCATGGTTTGCGGCGGCTTGTTGTTTGTTCTCGCCTTTATTCTGTTGCTTCCTGATAACGAAGGGAGGTGAGATGAATGAAGCTATTTCGAGGATTGGCAACCGAAGTGGACCCTCGCTGGGCAGATCATTTGCTTGATTCTGGGGTAATTCCATCATTTCGAGGTGGTTATCTTGGCATTTCTGCCTTACGGAACTCTGACGTGCTTACGGCTGTATCGATTGTTTCGGGTGATGTTAGTCGTTTTCCGCTAGTAATCACGGACAGCTCAACCGATGAGGTTGTTGACCTAGCCAATATTGAATACTTGATGAATACAAAGGTAAACAAGCGGCTGTCGGCTTATCAGTGGAAATTTTCCATGATGGTCAATGCAATTTTGACTGGCAACGCTTATTCGCGTATTGTGCGCGATCCGATAACTAACGAACCAGCTATGTTTGAGTTCTATGCCCCATCACAGACGCAGGTGGACACAAGCGACCCCGATAACATCATCTACCGTTTCACGCCTTACAACTCTAGTATGCAAAAAATATGTGGATTTGAGGACGTCATTCACTGGAAGTTTTTCTCATACGACACAATCATGGGGCGCTCACCGCTGTTGTCGCTTGGTGATGAAATTGGACTGCAGGAGTCAGGCGTTTCAACGTTACAGAAGTTCTTCAAGAGCGGCTTGAAAGGCTCAATTATCAAAGCAAAGGAGAGTCGCCTGTCCGCCGAAGCACGTCAGAAGATTCGTGAAGATTTTGAAAGGGCACAGGCAGGTGCTGATGCTGGATCACCAATTATAGTTGACGCAACGATGGATTATCAGCCGTTGGAAGTTGATACCAACGTTCTTAATCTGATTAACAGCAATAACTATTCAACAGCGCAGATTGCGAAGGCTTTGCGGGTGCCAGCGTATCGATTAGCCCAAAACAGTCCCAATCAGTCAGTTAAACAGCTTGCTGATGACTATATTCGCAATGATCTTCCATTTTACTTTGAACCGATTACAAGTGAGTTTGAACTAAAGCTGCTTGATGACGCGCAACGGCACCAATATTGCATAGGATTCGACACAAAATCAGTAAACGGATTGCCGATTACTGATGTAAATACAGCAGTTAATGGCGGACTGTGGACTGGAAACGAGGGACGTGCGGAGCTTGGAAAGAAACCGTTAAAAGACCCGAACATGGATCGTATTCAGTCGACACTTAACACAGTATTTCTTGATCAAAAGGAAGCATATCAAGCTGAACATGCAGCAGAATTGAAGGGAGGTGATACTAATGCCAAAGGAAATCAGAATGGCAGCGGCACCAATGCAAATTCGTGATGGTGATGATGATCATCCTACGGTCATCGATGGGTATGCATTAAAATTCAATCGGAAGTCTGATCCAATGGGATTCGGTGATTATTCTTTTAGAGAGCAAATTGACCCTCATGCCTTAGATAATGCTGACATGAGTAATGTAGTTGCGCTTTTCAACCATGATCAGAACCAAGTGTTAGGACGAACTGGTATCAATTTGCAGCTATCAGTTGATGACACAGGGCTGAAATACACGCTGACGCCTCCGGACACGCAGCTTGGCCGTGACTTGCTGGAAAACGTTCGTCAGGGAATCATCAGTCAGTCGAGCTTTGCATTTACAATTCCTGATGATACCGATGCCCAAAAATGGACTCGTGATGGGGATGTTGAGGCTCCATACAATCGCTTGATTAGATCAATTGATCATATATATGATGTCTCTCCAGTAACCACGCCAGCATATCCGGATACTGAGGTAAAGGTCGGAGCACGATCGCTAGAGCAGATTAAAGCGCTAGATCAGCCGCTAGAATGGGAACTTAAGCGGCGTAAAATGCTTTATCAATTGAATAAAGAGGACTTGCTCAAAGGCATCGAATAATCGGTGCCTATTTTTATACAAAAAATAAGGAGGGTCACTAGATGACTTTAGATGAAAAATTAGCTGCTGTTAAAAAGCAACTTGATGAAAAGCGTTCAGCGTTGCCAGCTATGAAGACAGAACTTCGTTCTTTACTTGAAGGTGAAGATTCCGAGGAAAACCTGAAGAAGGCAGAAGACGTTCGTGCCAAGTATGATAAAGCTGGCAAAGAGATCAAAGATCTTGAAGAAAAACGTGACTTATACGAGGCTGCGTTGAAAGGCAATGAACAGCCGAGTGGCAAGAAGCCAGATCATCCGGAAGAGCATAGCTATCGCGATGCACTGAATGCTTATTTGCATACTCGTGGTCGTAATACTGATGGCGTCAATTTTGAAAAGACAGAAGCTGGTGAATTTGCGATTTTTCGTGGCAGTCCTACCGATGCCAGTGATGCTGTAAATGCAGGTGTTAAGTCAGCAGATGCGGCCGCGACCATTCCGGAAACCATTAGCAACAACCCGCAACGTGAATTGCAGACTGTTGTTGATCTGAAACCTTTCACGAACGTATTCCAAGCCTCCACACAAAAGGGTACTTACCCAACAGTTGCAAATGCTACAACCAAGATGGCTACTGTTGCCGAGTTGGAAAAGAACCCAGCAATGGCAAAACCGAACTTCAAATCGATCGACTGGTCTGTTGAAACGTATCGTCAGGCTCTTCCAGTTTCACAGGAATCTATTGACGACTCCGCAATTGATTTGGTTGGCCTGATTGCCCAGAACGCACAACAAATTAAGGTCAATACGACTAACGGTGCTGTTGCAACTCTGCTGAAAGGATTCACTGCCAAGACGATCTCTAGCGTTGATGATTTGAAGCATATTAATAACGTTGATCTAGACCCTGCGTATTCTCGTGTAATTATTGCTTCACAGAGTTTCTACAATTTCTTGGACACAGTTAAAGATGGCAATGGCCGCTACTTGCTGCAAGACAGTATCTTGACCCCGTCTGGCAAGAGCGTTCTTGGTATGCCGATTGCTGTTGTATCTGACGACACGTTGGGGGTAGCAGGCGAAGCACACGCCTTTTTGGGCGATATCAAGCGGGCAATTCTGTTTGCTAACCGCGCAGACTTCATGGTTCGCTGGGTTGATGACCAGATTCACGGTCAATATTTACAAGCTGGTATGCGCTTTGGTGTATCTGCTGCTGACAAAAAGGCTGGCTACTTCCTCACATACACCCCAAAAGTGTAACGCCTGACGGAGTGACTTTGAGCCAGAAAACGCTCACTGGTGGTGTCGGTTCCACAAAAGACATCACGGTGACAGTCACTCCTGATGGCGCTCCTCAAGCAGTTAAAGCTGTGTCGAGCAATGAAAAAGTCGCTACGGTTGTTAAGAAGTCCGATGGTGTCTACACTATTACCAATCTGACAGAGGGCACAGCGACAATCACATTTAGCACTAATGGCATCAGCTCAGCGCTTGCTGTTACTGTTAACGCCGGGTAGGTGACTATTATTGGAAGATACTACGCTTGGCAAAAGCCCACTGACTGATGAACAGTTTCAGGTTCTGAAAATGTACTTGAAAGTTGATCAGACAATCGAAGACCCAATGATTATGCAGCTGGTGCATGACGCTTGTGGTGAAATCAGTTCGGCTATTAGTTTTGGATCAAAGCCGGAACAATTTCTAATCAATCCAGAAACTCGGGATCGTTTCTTCACAGCGCTCATGAAGCAAGTTAAGGAAGACTATGACTACCGAGGTATGGGTGCTGAAGTCATGCGCTTTCCGTTGCAAACATCAACCACAAATATCATCAATCAGCTTCGCTCAGAATTGACGGAAACGGATGGTGATTCTGATGCGGACTAATCGAATGACTGAAAGAATTGCGTTCGTCAGCTATGAGTCAAAAAAGGTTAACGGAGTTCCGGTTGATGGTGTGCCCGTTAAGCATATGACGGTTTGGGCGGAAGTCCCTAAGGTATCAATCAGAGAAGCAAATGATCCACAGACGAAGTTGGGCACTCGCAAAGACAGCCCGACTTTTTTAGTGCGATTTTTGACCGCAGAGGAAATCCAACCAACTTGGCGAATTCAGTGGCGTGGGAAGGAATATCAAATCACGGGTCTTGATCCTGATTACGAGAGGCGCGATCTGACAACGATTACGGCAAAGGTGGTGAGCTGATGGGCGTAAAAGTCACAGGGGATGCTGAACTGCTTGCTAATCTTAACAAGCTCCAATTTGGAGTTGCAAAAGAAGCTCGAGCGGCTGTCCGAGATGGCGCACAAAAGTTTGCCGACAAGCTAAAAAGCAAAACGCCTGAGTGGGACGGCGAGACTGATATGAGCGGACATCTGAGAGATGACATCAAGCTTTCAAGTGTCCGTGAAACGAGTGGCTTAACAGAAGTAGACGTTGGGTATGGTAAAGATACTGGCTGGCGTGCTCACTTTCCAAACTCGGGCACTTCAATGCAGGACCCGCAACATTTCATTGAAGAAACCCAAGAAGTCATGCGGCCAGTTGTTATCGCTGCCTTCCTAAGCCACTTGAAGGAAGGCGGGATGTAATGGCACCTGAAAAACGTGTTTATGACATCCTGTCAGCCAATTTGGATATTGCTGACAAGGTGTATATAGGCACTCCAGACTTCAATAACCAGACTAGCGCAACTCCCGAGAGTCTATCCCCATGGGTGAGAATCACTTCTTTGCCCGGTGATGCTGCTGACTATGCTGACGATTCTAGGATTCTAGAGTATCCGAAAGCACAAGTAGATTTTTGGGTGGATAAAACGGACTGGGATCAACAAGAAAAAATAGAAACACAGATATATCAAGCACTACATGCGGCTGGCTGGGAAAGGTATTATCGCAACTCCTACGTTGATGGTGATACCCCAGCCCTTCGCATGATAACAGGATACTTTCAGTTTCAAGGACTGCCGATTGGCTAGCCCTTTTCATTTTCCTAAAGGAGGATTTTAAATATGGCAGATACTGGTGCAACAACTAATAAGAAGTTAGCAAAATTTGGGGCTTCGGCCTTTGAATACGGGGTTGTCGGTGAAGACGACTTTGTACAAAAAACACGAAAGATTCAAGGCTTATCTAGTGTGAAATTAGATATTAAAACAGAGCAAAAGACGCTGTCCGCTGATGATGGCCCGTACTTGATTCTTTCTGGTGGTATCACAGAAGCAACCGAAACAATCGAAATGTACGATGTTGATTCAACTATGAAGTCTGATTTATTTGGCATTAAGGTTGTTAATGGGGTTGAAGTATATCCAAAGAATCTTAGCCCTAATTACGTCGCAACTTTGTTCCGCACGAAACTTTCAAATGGCAAGTACGTTTGGGTTGGTATGCTCAAGGGAATGTTCTCACTTCCGAACGTTGATACCAAGACTGTTGACGGCACACCAGATCCAAGTGCTGACAGTATCGAAGGCTCATTTATTCCTCGAGGTGACCAAGATACCGGCAATGTTGTGTTGATTGGTCGTGAAGACAACGATGGATTCAAATTTGATACCTTCCACGGCTATGTATTCCCTAAGGAAGCTAAAGACGCCACTATTTCCGCAGTTGGTGTCGGTGTCTAAAAAGTGCAAGTTGATCAGGCTAATGCCGTAAATAAACAAGTTACTTTCAAAACGTCAGATACTACCGTTGCCACCGTTTCCAGTGATGGAACTGTGGCTTAGCAATGAACTCGTCGCCTTGTAAATGCACAATACGCGAACAGCGGGCGGCTTATACCTAAGGAGATTAAGCATGGCATATCAAATTAAACTAAATATCAAGAGTGAAACGTGCGTGTTCACACGAAATGGAGAGCCAACATTACGTGATACCACGAACGCCTTAAAAGTGCAGCAACAACAGCTGCGCATGCTAAACCGTAAAGATGGCCCTTCAAACGATGATTACGATGAGAACGAGAAAAACTTAGCCAAATTTGCGGTTGATTTCTGGAAAAACCAGTTTACTACCGATGATGTTATTGATGGCTCTTCGATTTCTTTGAAATCGCTGGATTCAATCAATGATGCCATTGGTGATTCTCTAAGCGACGGTGAAGAGGATAAGAAGGACACAGCAAAAAAATCACCGAAGCGGACGTCAAAGAAGCCATTAGCAACCTTGACGACTTCTACAAAGCAAGGCTCTCTGAAGGCTACCGATTAGCTGAGGTCGATGCTATGACGCTCCGCGATATTGAAAAACTTAACCAGATTTACGAGGAACGGGAGACCACGATCGACAAGGCCTTTCCGTTCCTTTTCTAATTCTATGAAGGGAGGTAAAACATGTTAGGAAATCTCGGACAAATTGCGGCTACTGTTAGTTTGAACATTGATCCGTTTCAAGTAAGCCAGCGAGTTTTGAACTCTTCAATTAAAGCAACTGCCGCTGAGTTGCGGGCTCAAGATGCTGCGTTTAAGGGCTCTGAAAAGTCTATCAACAACATGCGTTCAACCTATGACACATTGAGCCGCCAGTCAAAGAACTACCAAGCTCAGCTTCAGAAAGAGCGAGAACAGTATGAGAAAAAATCGGAAGCAGTTAATAGCCTTAATAAAAGTGAGACTGCATCTCAGGAAGAAATTAATCGTGCTACAAAGCTGCAAGCTAATGCTGCCTCACAGTATAATCGGACTGCTGCCGCTGCTGCTCAAAATGAAAATCGAATGGCGGCCTTACGCAAAGAGATTGCGCTGCAAAGTGACGGCTGGACTAAAGTATCAAACGGTGCATCAAAGTTTGCTACAGCCACAGGGAACATTGGGTCTAAGCTCACCGGATTCGGTTCTAAGATGACGGCAGCTGTCACTGCGCCATTAGCTGTTGGCTTTGCAGCAGCAGCTAAGTCAGCCATTGATTTCAACAGTCAGATCGATGCTATTGGCCCGCTGCTGACAAATGGTGCAGCCGTTACTGGAAAGTTCAAAGCACAACTTGATCAACTAGCATCAGCATCTAAAAAGTGGTCGGTTCAATATGGCATTTCGACTACTCAGATTAACCAAGGACTGGCTGATTTAGTCCGTGCTGGTTATGACGCCAATCAGTCTATGAAAATGATGCCGGCTATCTTGGACGCATCACGAGCATCTGGTGACGATTTCAACACCACGATGGACGTGGTTACGTCTACAATGACACAATTCAACGTTAAAGCTGGCAATGTTTCTAAAGTGACTGATGCCATGACTTATGCAGCTAATGCAACCAAGTCAGGCTTTGGTGACATGGGCGAAGCGATGCAGTACACTGGGCAATCAGCAAATGCTGCGGGTATCTCACTGAATGAAACTGTGGCGGCAATTGGCTTGCTGTCAAATGCAGGTCTGAAAGGATCAATGGCTGGTACAGCGTTCAATGCAATGCTACAAAAGCTGGCGGGAGCGTCCGAAAAAGCTGATTCGCCAATGTCTGCTCTTGGTGTAAATGTAACAGCATTCAAAAAAGGCACAATCGGTTTGCCAGAAGTTATTGATCAGGTCACACAAAAGACCAAAGGCATGTCCGATGCT